GATAATTTAGGTGAGGACGATAATTTAGGCGAGGAAGATAATTTAGGTGAGGACGATAATTTAGGCGAGGAAGATAATTTAGGTGAGGAAGATAATTTAGGCGAGGAAGATAATTTAGGTGAGGAAGATAATTTAGGCGAGGAAGATAATTTAAGCAATTTAGATGATTTACGTGATAAAGTTACTCTAGGCGCAAGACCTCCTTTGATAAGTTTATTAATTTTTCTTAATTTTTTTGTTTTTCTAATATTTCTTGTATTTTTCTTTTTTCTTTTACCACCCATTGTTGTTTCATCATAATAATCAATTAACTCTGTCATTGTTAATTTTTCTTCAGCTTGAGCAAGATTCTCAAAGTCCAATGATTTTTCATCAAATCTTAATTCTACTGCCATACATAATACTATTATATAGTTTTTTGCTTCTTCTTCTCTGATTTTTGTGTATAAAGCATCGCGTTTTTCAGTATATACTTTTTTAACTATTGGTCTAGTAGTTGCTTCTAATTTATCAATATGTTCTTGCGTTATTTTGTTATTAGCAATAATTAGTTTACACATTATTTCAACATAAGCCTCATATATTTGTTGTAATGTTGTTATTGAACCATCGTCTATTTTACTTTTTATTAATCTATTACATTCTCTGCTCATTTCTATGCTAATATTATAATCTAAATCATAACCTATATCTGATTCAAAATTTTCCGGTAACTTCGAATGTGGTTTTAAAATATTGATTAATTTATGAAAAATATATTTATTATGTAATTTTTCAGCACTTTCTGAATTATTAAATTCTAAAATATAGGCTTTTGTGATTTTAGGATCTCGTGTATTATTTCTGGAATAGCTTCTAAGTTTGTTAATTGCACTAGTATCTAATTCTTGTAGTTCAGTGTCGCTTTTTCTTAGCAACATTAAATAAGTTTCAAGCACTTGTGAATGAATAGTAATCCATCGCTCAACCATACCCAAAGGACAACTTTGCGACCCTTGTCCGTGAGCATTAAAAATTTCATTAAAATAATATTCCATAAAATTGTATATGTATAAGTCTGTGCATGAAACTAGCAATTTTAATGATTGAACTACTAATTGTAAGAAACACCAATTACCGTTTAAATGTGGTTTATACATAACTAAATATTTTACAAAGTCATCACTAAGTGCTCTTACTAAACTTTCTAATAATACTCCTTTTTCTGGTCTATCAAGTTTTAATTTATATGCAAGATAATTTGTTAAAGCACTAGCAAAATTGTCTTTAATATAATCTTTGTCTTCATTATCAGGTAAATTTCTTTGTGTGCTTATTATTTTTTTATAAATAACTATTAAATGGTCTAAAAAACCAACAATAGTTTCCGATGTTCCTCGAATAACTACATAATCAACATATTCACGTGTGCCTCCATGAGATGTTATTAAAAATTCTTCCATAGCTTCTTTAAAATTATCATCATCAATTGGAATACCAATAGTTTCAAGTGCTGTAAATAATTTTTCTTTATTGTCAATAATATTTGCAATGCGAGCATGAGTTTCATTGGCACGTTGTTGAATTTCTGAAAATTGAAATTCACGTCCTGTACTTAAATTCAAAGTTCCTTCTATATATATTGACCCATCATCTTTTTGAAGTTGTCCTAATACTTGGTCTGTATTCATTGTATTTTCAAATGAAGTATTTTCATTTACAATTGAATTTCTAAAATCTGCACCTGCAACATCGGCAACATCAAAAACTGCTCCAACAATTTTACAACCATTAAAGTTAGCATTCAATAAATTTACAACTGTAAAATTAGCAGCTGTTAAATCTGGTTTTCCTTCTGCATTTTGTTTTACTTGTGTAAAATCAAAAGTGTCAAATCCATCGACTTGCTGAAAATTACAATTTTTAATATTAGTATTAAACATGTATGTTTCCGGAACAATATAAATATATGTAGTCTCTTGTGTTGTGCCATCAGTTATTGTAAAATAATCATAGGGATTTATATTATATTCGGATTTTTTTAAGTCTCTAACATCAATATTTAAAGCAACATAATCGCTATATTCCATATTAACAAAGTAATCACCATATCCTGAAGGAAGTAAATGAAGTTGGAATTCTTGTAAAAAAAAATTAAATCCATCTGGACTATTAAGATTACACACTACTTCAAACTCGCGAGTTTTATCTTCTCCATAAGGAAAAAGTACTTTATCACATATAAGAAATACGTGTCCAAACCAATTAACTCTATTAAAAAGGGAATTACCAACACCATCTATTCGTGCGCCAAATTTACTTCCTTCTAAATCACAATTATTAAAATTAACACTAAATAATTTACAATTTATAAACTCACTTTGTTTCATATTTAGAAGTTTGGTGTCGCGAACATTATATAGTGAATCATTATTGAATTTAAAACTGAATAAACTACAACTTTGGAAAATACATTTATTAATAATATTATTACTATCAAATATTAATGTGTTTTTATAACCTATTTGATTAAAAGTTACTAGTATAAATTTACAATCATATAATTTACATTTGGTAAATCTTAGTGCACCACCTTTAGTAAAATTAACTGAACGAAATACTGTAGTTTTAAAAGTACATTCTTCAAAATAACTATAAGCAAACGCACATTCAATAAATGAAACATTATTAAAAGAGCATTTTTGAAAATGATAACAATTAAAATTTTCTTGTATAAACATATTTCCATTAAAAACACAATTACCAAACATAATATTTCTATTACCTGGCATATTAAGTTTATCAGAATTAATACTTGTTTTAGTAAATTTACAATCTTCAAAAACTATTTCGGCAGGATGTGATGTTTCTTCAAGTGGGGTCATTAATGAACCATCTGGTTTTATCATTAAATGTTTATCACTAGCAACCAATTTATCTAAATCAAACAGTGTATAATATTTCATATTATATTTGCTAGGTGGTGGATTTACATATTTATATGCAGGACCAAAACTTCTATCATGAAAAATTGAACCTCCATTAAAATTACAATTTTTAAATGTAGGTAAAATATTGTTTATTTGAACTTTAGTTGAATCAAAAAAACTATTAGATGCAAAATGAATATTATGAAACTCACAATCTAAAAATCTAGATTCGATTAAACTAACATTCTCAAAAATGAAAGAATCTGTAGCAATATTATATTTAGTTTTTGTTGTTTTATAGGGAGAAGAGCGTTTTAATATTGGATTATCTCTTCCAACATTTATAAACTTAGATTGTTTAAATGTTATAGAGTCAAAGTTTGTTGAAGCAAAACTTGTATTAACAAATACACAACCGACTATTTCAGTTATTATAGAAGGTAGTTTTGTTTTAGTTGAATAACCTAATATTTTATTTCCAAATTTACAAAAGTAAAAATATAAATTACTTAGTTTTTTGGGCGTTCCATGACTTGTTAATAAATCATCTATTTTCTTTCTATATACATCTTGTGTTGAACTAATTTCACACAATACATTGGCAATGCGTTTATTTGCCTCAACTAGTCCAAGTTTAGATTTATAAGCTTGTGCTATTGAAGTTGCTGCTTCATTTTTTCTAAGTATTACGGATTTATATGATTTAAATGATTTATAAGCTTGACTTATTTTAGTAGCAGCTGTTTTTTCTGTAAAATTTTTGATTTCTTCTTGTCTTAGTTGTGTTTCTCTAAGCAATTTATCTTGTATACGTTTATTTCTTATTAATGGCTCTAATATTCTTTTAATTATATTAAATTGTTTTTGTATTAATTCATCCATATTATATATATAAATAATATTTAAAATATTATTTATATATTATATATATAAATAATATTTAAAATATATACTTTTGAACTTCTAAATCTTAATTTAATTTACTATATAAATCTAGAGTTTAATTTTATAGAATTTATAAAATATTTATAAAAATATTTCTATATATTAGAAGAGTAATTAATATATAATATGAAAAATAATAGTGATTTTAAAAAAGTGTTTAAAGTTTTTGTTATAGGATTTGTATTAATTTCAAGTATTTATGTATTATATTTTTACAATAATACTAGTAGCTTAGAAAATTTTACAAATTGTACAAATTGTAAAATTGCTCCAAGTAATAGTAGTAAATGTAAACCACTTTATAATATTAATTATAACTGGAATCCTAATACAAAAATGGTAAATGTGACTAATCAACTTACAGATTATGTTTTTTGTGAATGGGAATCTAATTGTGGATATGATGCTACGGCAAATAATTATTTAAGTCAAGAGCAAAGAGTAGGATTGTCAAATACACAATTACAAGATTATTATAATACATTAAGTTAAAATATAATACTTTATATAATATTTTATATAATATTATTTAACAATATTTAACAATATTTAATAATATTATAGTATAAAATATTCAATATAACATGGTCAAAAGTTTAGGAGAAAATATAGCAATTTATGATAACAAAGTAAGAGATTTAATTACACATATTGTTAGTAGTAAAGAAACAAATATTAATAAATATAAAGAATTAAAACGTAGTTTGCCTTATTATGATGAAAGTAAAAAAAAAACACTTGAAGCATTATTAAATACAAAAAAAAAAGAACTTGAACACATATTAACTTTAAAAAATAAACAAAATGAGGCGCTGTTAAAACTTTTAGAATATTTAACTAATTTAGAAAAAAAAGAAAAAACTTTACACATTCGACAAACATTAGATAAAATGAAAAATTTAGATAAAGAAATTAGTATATTAAATGACTTAATAAAGTAATATTCATAAAAATTAGTATGTTTTATTAAATTTATTCTTTTCTAATATTATATAAAGATAAGTATGAGTAAAAGTATGAGTAAAAGTATGAAAAAAAAAAATTCTTATACTATGTTTAACAAATTGGCAAATAACAAAATAACTTTATATGTTGTTGCAATAATAGCTTTTATAGTACTAGTTGGACATATAATAAATTCACAATTTAGTGCTATTTTATTATTTTTCTTAGCAGGAGGAGTTGCTTATTGTTTTACTAAAAATATGACTATTGTTCTTGGGTCATCATTAGCAGTAACAACTATAGCAACTATGTCAAGAAGTTTCTTTGTTTATCAAGAAGGAATGAAAGATGGTATTGATCCTTCAGGTAAAAAAATAAGTGAATTGCCAAAAAGACCAGAAGAACCAGAAGAACTAGAAGAACCAGAAGAATCAGAAGAACCAGGTACACAAGCAACAGGAGCAAAAGGCATAAGCTCAGGAGGCACAGGAACATCAGACCCAGAAGGTTTAACACAATTAAAACCAGCATTATTAGATAATATTCCTAATAAGGACCAAATGCAAAAACAATTGGGCAAGGCAACAGAAATGGAACAAGCATATGATAATTTAGAGAAAATAATGGGAAAAGATAATATTCAATCAATATCAACCGATACAAAAGATTTAATCAAACAACAAAATGAGTTAATTAAACAATTGAAAACAATGACTCCCGCATTAAATGATGCTATGAGTTCAATTGGTAATTTAGATTTTTCTAAACTAAGTGGTATGTTTAATAGTGCTACACAAGCCTTATCTCAACTGAAGAGTCAATAATAATTTAATAATTTAATATAATTTATAATGCTATAAATATTTTACACTATAAATTATATAATGCTATAGTAATATAATAATATTATGAAATTAAGTATACTACATATAATAAATAATAAATTACATAATTTTGAATATTTAAATTATACTATTATATTTTATATAATAGTTTTATATACATATTATAGTCTGTTTGTATATTTACTTAATAAAAATTATATAATATTATTATTATATTTTACATTTTTTATATTAGTTTATAATTCTTACAAAAATTTTACATATATTATAGGATTAGTAATTTTAATTACTTTTAAAATATTTAATATAGATACAAGACTTAATAGTAATAGTATAAATTTAATAAATACTTTTACAAATGTAAAAGTAGAAAATTATGATATAATGAATAAAATAAAAAAAGAAACAGATATTAGAATAAGTAAATTAAAAGCAGATATAGATTCTGATGATAATGTTCCACCGGCTAATCCTGCTAAAAGTTATATTGTAGATGCAGTCCAAAGAGCCGGACTTAATATATCAAGCAATCAATCTAATTATAAAAATCAAGAAAAAGAAGTAGAATCTAAATTGAATAATATGTTAGCAGGACATTATGATGTAAAACCACCTGCTAATATAAGCTTTAATCGTAGTGTGTAATAAATTATAGTATGTAGTAACTTATTGTAAATATTATTTATAATATTTGTTTATAATATTTGTTTATAGTAAGTAATATGGTTAAAAAATGTCCTCCTGGCATATTATGTATTGAAAATTATACTTTATTGTTTTTTGTTTTATTAATAATAGCAATATTGTATTTTATGAATATTAAATATAATCAAAATTTAAATAAAACACATAATAATCATAATAATCATAATAATCATAATAATTATAATAATCATAATAATTCATCTGATTTAATACCATTTTTAGGAAATTCTTATAATACTAGAGAAAATGATGTATTATTAAATCCGTATAGTGCTCCTCTTCGTGATGATAGAATTTTTAACAATTCTAATTATAATGGACAAAAAATACCTATAAATGTACCAACACAATCTTGTAATAGTGACTATAGACAAATTGGTATATTAACACGTATAAATGGTCAAGAAACAATATTACCCTTATTAGGAAGACCTTTATTTTCTAATAGAGACAAGTGGAATTTTTATACAATGAACGACAAAAATGGAATGATTAAATTACCTATTAGGTTTAAAAATAAAAGTTGTACTTCATCACAAGGTTGTGATAATTTATATAATGGTGATACTGTATTTGTGGAAGGCTATTCTGATACATTTAGAGTTACTATTTATGATAATAATAGCATGGAATATATTCCATATTTATAAATTAAGATATTATAAAATTTATATTAATATTATAATATTAATATAAATGGCATTTACTAGATTTTACGATGACCCATGTAGAATACAGAAATATTTAGAAGAATCTACAAATATTGGGAATTATAATATTAATGTTCCAGGAAATGGAACAAATCCATCATATTTTAGCGATCCATATGTTAAACCACAAAAATGGGGTGCTAATTTATCAAATAATAAAACAGATTTAGAAAGTGATTTATTTTCTTTACATAGGAAATTAAATCGTGATAGCATTAAAGAAAATAATTATGCTAACTATTTAAACACCAATAATATATATAATGTAAATAATTACTCAAGTTATGAAGATGAAATTACAAGTCAGTCTCGCGCTACTCATCCATCGTGGGTATATAGAGAAGTTAATAATTTTAATATAAAAAATGATACTTTAAGCGTACCTAATAATTTCAAATACTTACATTTAAATCCCCAAGAAAATATATGTATTCCTTTTCATAATAATATTAGTTCAAGAATAGTTCAAAAAGATTATTTTCAACAAAATAATAATTATGATTATGAGAGAAATATAACAAATGTATAATTTTTATAGATTCATATTTTAATTTAGAAACTTGTTTTTATTATATTATTATTTTATTACATTATTAAATATATTATTCATTATTACATTATTAAATATATAATTTAATATTATAATATATTAAATTATATGGCGGCTTTAGCTATACCTATTGTAATATTAGGAAGTATATATATTTTATCAGAGCAAGAAAAAAAGGCAGCTATAAAAAATAGTGCTAGTCAAGAAAAAATTCAAAAACGAGAATTTTTATCAGGAGGAGCTGGAAAAACAGAAAACTTTTCAAATTATAAAGAAGAAACATTACCACAAATCAATCCAATAGTAAATACGCAAGTAAATTTGTTATCTGGTCAGCAAGCAAATTTAGACGAATTTAAACATAATAATATGCAACATTATTATGGTGGAAAATTACGCGGTTACAGCGGTGATTTAAATTTAACAGAATCTATATTAGATTCTAAACAAGGAAATGGTAGTCAGCAATTTTCAAAATCAGAAATAGCTCCATTATTTAGACCGGATGAAAATTCTCATCGTCCAAATGGCACTCCTAATAATAGTGATTTTTTTCAATCTCGTATGAATGAATCAATGAAAATGTCTAATGTAACATTATGGGAACCACAGCGTGTTGGACCTGGTCTTAATATGGGATATGGTTCCCAAAACGCAGATGGTTTTAATGTTGGTGGAACACAAGGAGGTGGTGGTTTTAATTCTGGAATGATGGCTCGTGAGTCATGGATGCCTAAATCAGTAGATGACTTACGTGCTGAAAATAAACCTAAAACTACTTTTGATTTAGATGGTCACCAAGGTCCTGCTTTACATCCTATAAAAATGGCAGGACCTAATAGTAAAATAGGTGTTATTGAAAAACATTTACCGGATAAATCATATGAGTCGGGACCCAATCGTTGGTTTACAACAACTGGAGTAGAACAAGCACCACCAATAAGAAGCACTCATTTAATTCCAATGGAAAATAGAAATGATACAAGTCGGGAATATTATGGTACAGGTTCAAGTGCACAAAGCGGTCAAGCTACATATACTAATGCTGAATTCGAAGACTCAAAACGACAAAATTTGTCAGGACTTCCATTAAGTAATGCTAGTGCTACTGGTACAAATTACGCAAATCCTAATGATTATGGTTCGCAAAGTTATAATATATTAAATAATAATCGCTCAACTTCTAAGGAAGGCAATGAATTTGGTGGAGTTTATGGGATGGCAAAGGCAGCAATTGCTCCTATATTAGACATTTTTAGACCTACACGCAAAGAAAATGTAATAGGTAATTTACGAGAAACAGGAAATGTAAATGGATTAACACCTACAGGACACTTATTTAATTCACACGATAAAACAAAAGTTACAAACAGAGAAATGACAACAAATAAAATAAATATGAACTATGTAAATGTTCAAGGACAAAATAATAGTGGAAATGCTTATATGGTAACTGACCATCAAAATTATAATAATCAAAGAACAAGCACAAATAAAGAATATATTGGTAATGGCAATTCAAATGTTCAAGGATTGAGACCCTATAATAGTGCTTATGCTCAACAAAATATTGCAAATAAGACATATGAGTCGCGTCCTAATCAAGGAAATATGAGTTTATTTAATAATCACAATAATTCAACAACCTCTCGTAATGATGCTATTTTTCAACAAAATAGACAACCCATAATCAATAACAGTCAAAGTATTATACCATCACGAGAATTTATGGGAGAAATAAATGGAATGCAAAGTTATGATGTAAATTATAATGCGTCCAGAATGGATGAATCATTATTAAGTGCCTTTAAAAATAATCCTTATACTAAATCTCTCACAAGTGTTGCTTAAAATATTAAATTTTGACCAATTATTTAATTAAATAATTAAATAATTAAATAATTAAATAATTAAATAATTAAATAAAAAACTTTATAAATAATAATCTGATGCTGTTCCATTAACAGACACATTATGCATATTAGTATTTCTTATTTGAATTTCTATTAACAAATTAAATACAATGTAGACATGTAAACTTTGATAATTATTATTTTTTGGTCTTGCTATATAATCATCACTTATAAAATCTAATGTATTGAAATTATCATATATAATATTTTTTATAATATAGGCAATTTTAGTATTATAGTAATCAGCATCATCATTATATATAATTCTTAATCCATATATATCATATGGTATTTTGAATTTTTGTAGTTTTGAAATAATACGTTTTTTTGATTTAATGCGTTTTTCATAATAAATATTAAAATTATTATTAGGATAATTATGTATTAAATTGTTTTCAACAACATCAATAATTTTATTAGTATTTTTTTCAAACAATTTATGTGACAATTCACTAAGATTACATATAAAAAAAATTATATTATATATTTGTCTCATATTATGTTTATAAATATATGTTTATAATGTAATACTAATAATATAGACATATGTATTAATTATGTAAATATTATTTTAATTTAAATATTTTTTTTTACTTTTAAATAATGTTACAAAATTTGAAAGAGTTACATGATAAAAATAATTTACCAAATTTATTATTATATGGAAATAATTTAATTGGGAAAAAAACTTTATTAGAGCAATTATTATTATATATTTATAAAAATTATAAAAATATTGAAAATAATACACTCATATTAAATTGTAGTTTGGGAAAAGGAAATATAAAATTTATAAGAGACAATTTAAGATTTTTCGCAAACACAATAATTCATAAAAATATAACAAATTTCAAATCAATTGTACTATTAAATGCTGATAGTTTAACATTAGATGCTCAATCAGCACTAAGAAGATCAATTGAAATATATAATAATACAAGATTTTTTATTGTTACAGCAAATAAGTCAAAAATTATTAGACCAATATTGTCTAGATTTTGTGAAATATTTTGTAATATTAATAATTTAAACACTATTTATAAGTCTTTAGCAATAAATAATTGTAATAATAATAAATTTAATAGCAAACTGGCAATAATTATTAAAAATTTAGATAATGCTATGAAAGACTTAAGTGTTAATTCTAAAAATATAGTACTAATCAATTATAGTTCATTAATATATAATAAAGGAATTAGTGCTAATAATTTATTAGAATATTTTACAAATAGTTCCAATTTTAAATCAGACTTTTTAAAATTTGTATTTTTTTTTGATATTTATAAAAAGGAAATAAGGTGTGAAGAATTTTTAATATTTATATTATTATATTTTTATAATAATAATTGTACTATAAACTTTTCAATATTTAATAATATTTAATTAAGTAATTAAGTAATTAAGTAATTAAGTAATTAAGTAAACAATTTAGTTTAATTTTTATTTAAAAAATAAAAATTAAATTATAAATATGGATGATTATACATTATCAACAATAATTGAATCAAAAAATGAGTGGTGTGCTAGATTAACTAATACTTTAGCACCATGTATTATTGAAGGTTTAAGGTCTGTTTTTTCAGAAGCCTATAATGTTTGCAAAGAAAATGATGAAGAGTCTAAATATTTAATGACATTTCAAAATTTTTTAAATAATATACCAAAATGGAGTTCTGAAATAGTTGAAAATGAAAAACAAAGAATAATTACATCAAGCGCATGTAACTATTTAGAAGATTTATTATCTTGTGTTCATATTACTCAATTAAAATCATTAACAACTTCACGTGTAGGATTAAAACAAAAAAAAATTAATATTGATATACCAGATTTAGGTAAATTTATACATAAAACATATATAAATGTTGCTAGAAAAGTATATGTTAATATATATTTATTTGAAGCAAATATAAAACCATTACAAGTACAAAAAAATAATAGAGAATTAGAATTAATAGTAAAAGAATGTATTTTAAATACAATAAGAGATAGTATTCCTATTGAACACATATTACAAATGTATTTAGATGAGACACAAGAAACAGATGTTGAAGTAGAAGAAAAGAAAGAAATTGTCACAGATAAAGAAGCATTAGAAAAACTTAATAAACTAAAAGAAGCAAAAGAATTAGAAAAAATTAAAAAAGAGGCACTTGAAAAAATAAAAGAAGAAAGTAAAACAAACTTAAAAAAAGCACTTAAAAATGCCACAAAAGATTTAAATGAAGACAATTTAGAAATAGTTAAAAATAACGAGACTCCATATGTATCAAAATCAGGGTCTAGTCATAATACTAAAGATGAATCTAATGATGACTCTAATAGTGAGTCTAACAATGATTCAGATAATGAAGAAAATTACAAATTAAAAATAGATAAAATGAAAATTCCAGCAAGCGAATTAAATATTAAAAATATTAAAAATGATCCCGACGAAATAGACTTAGATATTTTAGATTTAAAAACTGAAATAAGTACTGATGATGAAAAATCTGATTTAGATTTAGATATTGAAGAATTAAAATAAAATTATAATAAACTAATAAGTTAATTCGTTATATATATAAAATTCATTTATTTTGTAATAATATAATAATAAATGAATTTTATACTACCATCATTAGGAATTAGTATTATATTTATGATATATAAAATAATAGATATGAAATATATAACAAAAGAAGAAATATCATTTAAAAATATCACAAAAGATAGTTTAATAGTATTTTTGTGCAGTATGGTTTCAATGTTTGGATTAGAACAACTCAATATTAATGAAATAATAGGCAACTCAAAAGAATCATTAAGTGCTTTTACAAATGAACCAGATTTTTAATAATATATTTTATATTTTATAACAAAATATAAAATATAAAATAAATTTTACACCATAATTGGTAAGTCATCAATATTAAATATTGCTTCTGGATTATTAATTTTCTTTTTTGCTATTATATAATTTTCAAATAGTGGTTTTTTTAATACATTTTGTGGAGTATGCTTATGAACATTACGTGCTATCATTTTATATAGCTTGAAATCAGGATATCTCTCAGAACCATCATTTTTATACAATATATTTTTATTTTTATCATCAAAAACCCATTCAATCATTAGTTTTTTAATAGGAGATTTTAATTTTTTAATATCTTCTAAATCATCAATAAAATAATCAAATAAACTACATCCTAAGCGACACAAATCAAAGCTATAATTAGGGTCTAAACGCGGTTTATTTTCATTTAAATAAGGTTCGCAATTATATTGTGTAGCAGCATCTCCATCTTGTGAATAGCTATCACTACACATAAATTTATTTTTAAATTTATAAATTGCTCTTCCAAAATCAATTATTTTATATATTTTGCCAAATGTGGGAACTTTATAATGGCTATTATTAAATTTATAATACAAATATTTCTTTTCTGTTACTACATAAACTATATTGTTTGTATGTAAATCATTATGAGTAAAATGAAAAACTTTTTGATATGTAATTAATGTAAATAATATTTGTAAAATAATAGATTCCCATTCATCATCTTTAATTTTTTTACTAGAAATATAAGAATCTAATGTATCTTCACAACATTCTAATGCTATAATTTTAACAGGGAATTTATCTATTGAACAAAATATTTCTTCATCATCATAACTTTCTTCACTACTTGATTCATCTGACTCGCTTGTATTTGTATATAATGATTCTGTATTTGATGACCTAGAAGAACACGATTCCGAATTAGTTGTTTCATTTTTACTTGTATTATAATTACTGGATTTTGTAGATAATTTATCTAAAATATCTAAATTTTCATATGTCAATTCTAATTCTTCTTGAATTAATGATTTATTTTCTAAACATGTTTCTTCAAGTTTATTTAGATTAGTAATATTTAAATTTGTATTTAAATCTTCACTTAAATCTTCTATTATGTCTTCAATATTTATTTCATTAGTGCTAGGAGTATTTATTAATAATGATTTTTTATATTTATTAGTTTTGCCAAAAATATTTTTCATTTTTTCACTTGCTTCAATTGTAAATAAATTATTTCTATATTTGTGAAAATGCTCAGATTCATTTAAAAATTCTAAATCTTCTGAAATATTGACTTTAAAATTATTTTTTATTCCTAAAAATGCACCATAATAATTTAATCCATTATAAAAACTATAGTTATTTAATAAGCAACTAGATAAAAATGAAAAAAAACCATCAATATATGCTGAGTTATTTGGATCTAATATTTTTTTATATTTTTTGTGATAATCACTATAATTATTTATATGATTACTATTATAAAATTTAGGTAATTCTAAAATATTATAACTATTATCATATTTTCCTAACATATATTTAACTGGGTCTATTAATGGACTATATTTAATAAAAATATTTTTGCTACATACGTTATTACATATATCACATATTGTGCCTAAAAATTTATTATAATTAATTTTATCTGTTATAGCTTCTAATTTATAACTATTATTTAGATTAATAGTATTATAATTATTACTATTTAAATCAAAAAACTGGTTATATAATGGAAAATAATTTTGTATATTTGTTATATTCAAAGTTTCAGTATTGCTAATTGTTTCAAAAAGTTGCTTGTTGTTATTTTTTCTATAGTTTAATTCCATTTAATAAATTAAAAATACTTATTTTTCTTATTTATAACACAAATATTATTTTTAAATATTACTAAATATTACTAAATATTACTAAATATTAGTAAATATTAGTAAATATTACTAAATATTACTAAATATTAGTAAATATTACTAACTATTACTAAATAGTTTATTTACTTTTTTGTATTATTTAGTTAAATCTTAGGTTATTTAGTTAAATCTTAGATTATATAATATTATTAATAAACATAATGACATTAGAATTAAAAAAATTTGATATTAAAACTATTAGTTTTAGACCAGATGAAAATAAGGGACCAGTTATTGTTTTAATAGGTCGTCGCGATACAGGTAAATCATATTTGGTTAGAGATCTTCTTTATTATCATCAAGATATACCAATAGGGACTGTTATTAGTGGAACTGAAGCAGGCAATGGTTTTTATGCTGAACATGTTCCAAAACTTTTTATTCATGATGAATACAATACTGCGATTATAGAAAATATTTTAAAAAGGCAAAAAACAGTATTGAAGCAAGTAAAAAAAGAAATAGAAGTTTATAAAAAATCAAATATAGACCCGCGTGCGTTTGTGATTTTAGATGATTGTTTATATGATGGTAGTTGGACTAAAGATAAAATGATGCGTTTACTTTTTATGAATGGGCGTCATTGGAAAATAATGCTTGTTATTACTATGCAATATCCTTTAGGTATTCCTCCTAATTTACGTACAAATATTGATTATGTTTTCATTTTACGCGAACCATATATAGCAAATAGACGACGTATTTATGAAAATTACGCTGGTATGTTTCCAACATTTGAAAGTTTTTGTCAAGTTATGGATCAATGTACAGAAAATTTTGAATGTTTAGTAATAAATAATAATGCCAAATCAAATAAATTACAAGACCAAATTTTTTGGTATAAAGCAGACCATCATAAAACATTTAAATTAGGTTCAAAAGAATTTTGGGAAATTAGTAAAAATTTAGATTCTGATAATGAAGAAGAAATGTATGACCCAAATATAAGAGATAAGAAAAAAGGACCAAAGATTAATGTACGCAAAACAAAATGGTAATAATTTTATAATATTTATAATGTTTATTTTATTTATAATATTTATTAAAAAATATAATAAATATATGCGGTAATTATTAGTATTATTATGAAGTATTTTTAGTAGAATCAGATACAGACTCTTTTCCATTTTCAATATTATCTGATTCTTCTTGTGTCGTTGCTTTTTTGGCACGTTCTTTTTGTCTTTCTAATAGCTCCCCTAAACCATGATCATTATCTTTCTTTCTTCCTACAATAACATCTTCAGCCTCAAATAATTCTTTGCGTAAATCAGCAGTAGATACATCATCGTCTTCTTTGTCACCAAAAAGCAAATTTTTACCAGGAACATCCATTTTATCTGCATTTATTAAATTACCTTCTTCGTCTATTGTTTGCATTAATTTATTGCCTTCTTTGCGAGCTTTAGCAATATTTTCTTCAATTGCTTTCTTTTTACTTTCTTTTACACGTTCTTTAAATTGCTCCTTAGATATTTCATCATTTTTCTTCTTATGACTCATAAGTTCATTCAAATCTTTTTCTAAATATTCAACACGTCCTGTTTTATATGCTTCTGGGTGAAAAGGCATCCACATACCAACCGCACCAACGTAAACATCATGATTCGGGTCTATTTCTCTTAACATCTTACATCTCATTTCTGCTTCTTCTTGTGAACCGAATACTCCACGTACCTTAATGCCTCTTGTATTTGTTTGAAATTGATGTAATTCATTATATTCTTTTTGTAATGCTTCTTCTTTAGCATCAATAAATGTTTTATATTCATCATCTAAAGTAGTTAAAAATAGATTCTCTTTTTCCTCTTCTACAAACTCTTCCATATCTTTTGTTAATTTATTAAAATCTAAATTATATTTATATGCTAAAAAACTCAAAAATTGAGTATATTTTTCAAAAGTTTTTTTAAACTCAAAGTTCTTTAAGAATTTTTCAAAATAAAATAATTCTTTATTTTTAATATGGTCTTCAGGAGAAATAAAACTTAAGCATACATATTTTTGACCGCTTATAGGTTTATCTTCATCTAATAAATCTACATATTTTGCTTTTTCTAAATTATTTTCTGTTTTGTCTTTATCCTTAGATTTAGAAGATTTAGAAGATTTTTTATTAAACATTTTATAGAATAGTATTTTAATATAATTTTAAGTATTTTATTTAAACATTATATTAAACATTATATTAAACATTATATTAAACATTATATTAAACATTATATTTAAAAACAAATTTTAAATACACAAATTATTAACTTTAATTAATTATTTAGGTAAATTTATAAAATTTAATTAAATCTTATTTATTTAATTTATTTAATTTAATTTATTTAATTTAATTTATTTAATTTAATTTAATTTAATTTAATTAATTTAATATAATTTGTGTATAAATATAAATTTTTTCTTTAGTATTATTATAAAACAAAATGAATTTCAGTATGGGTGAATTAGTAAAAAGAGCTGTGAAATATTTGATTGAAGGTATAATGGTTGCAATAGTTGCTTTTGTCATTCCACAAAAACCATTAAAAATGGAAGAAATTGCTATTATTGCTTTAATGGCGGCTGCCACATTCTCTATATTAGATACTTTTATTCCTACCATGGGTGTAAGTGCTAGATCAGGTGCTGGTTTTGGTATTGGTGCTAATTTGGTTGGTTTCCCAAGATTATAAACATACGTTATTAGTTATTAGTTATTAGTTATTAGTTATTAGTTATTAGTTATTAGTTAATTTAAAAAAATATATAAATTTTATACATTTTATATATTTTTATGCATTTTATAATAATATGTAAGCATTATTGGTTATGGTTTTTAATAATTATTTAAAAAATCATTGTAAAATAACTAGTACTACTAGTAATAAATAAATTTTTCATTAACTTATGTAAATATATTTGCTAATAGTAGTAATACTATTAGCATGATTAAAACTAAACCATTAATAGGTATTTTAGCAACACCTTATATAAAAAATAATAATTCAAGTGAAATATTTTTAAAAGAAAATTTAATTAAATTTTTAGAACAAAATTCTATTGATTATATTATAATTCCATATACTATTAAAAAATTAGAATTAAATAAAATAGTATCTAACTTAAATGGTATATTATTTCCAGGGAGTCAAATAGGTAATTATTATAATAATAATTCTATAAAGCAACATTTTTTAACACAAAAATATATAGTTAAAAAAGTTAAATTTCTTGCTAATAATAATAGACCAATACCAATATTAGCAATATGTCATGGTTATGAAAATATGATTTTAATTGAAAAAAATTATAATTTAACAAAAAAAAATATTAGCAATACTTTTATTAATGTAAACTCATATTCAAATTATAAAACAATACCACAATTTAGCAATAATAAAATAGGAAAATTATATAAAAAGTATTTTAACAAAACTAAAAAATTAGTTCATAATAATTCATTAGCATTAGGATTAGGAGAATATAGAAAACAAAAAAATAAAAATTATGAAGTTATTGCTACTAGTTTAGATAAAAACAATAAGGAGTTTATAGATATAGTAAAACACAAAAAATATCCATTTTTTGGATTTCAAGGACACCCAGAAATAAACAATACAAAATTATTTTCTCCTTTTATTGATTATGTAAATAAAAGTTTTACTAAAAAAAATTTAAGTCAAAGACTAAAGCGTTTTAATAGTTCAGATTTTATAAAATTAAAATCTAGAAAGGTTTTTTGTAAAAAATATAAGTTGGCAAAAACAATAAAAGAGGGTAAATGTATATTTTATAAAATATAAAATATATAATATTTAATAATTTTTATATTTCTTTGTATGCTTAATACTATGTTTGTTATTTTTCTTTGAGTTATTTAATGTGCTATAATGTTCTTTGGGTATATATCTAAAAAAATTCAAATTATATAATTTTGAGTTACGTGATATTTCGTTTGTTTTAATTTTAGCATATAATTTGGCTTTTTCTTCTCTCATATCTTCTAATGTTTTTTGCTTACCATAACATAATACACTAAATCTTCGTAATAACCCTTTTTGTTGAAGACGATTTTTTAATTGAACTTTAAATAAATACTCAGCAATACATAATAATCTGTTTTCATCATAATAAGGTCTATTTGCGTATATAAATATTAAATAAAAACTTAATATGGTATCTATTGATGCTACTTTTATTTTTTGTCCATTAATATTTATTAAATTATAACTATGACAAGCAGTAGGTTTATAAATAAATGCTATTACATCATTATTTACAATAATTTCATAATGAACATCAATATATTCACCAATTGGTTGTTTTTTAAAAATTTTTACATTGTTATAACCTTCATAGATTAATTGTTCTTTTAAAATAGTAGCACTTTCTTGAGGGTTTTCGCTTAATACATCAAAATCTGGAATATTGGAAACTTGTCTTCTTTCTTTATATGGCATATATTTACTATATAAAGTTGATGCGTAACCTCCAAAAAAAACTAAACCTTGATTAATAAATGATGTTCTAGTTATTTCATATATGGCTGCTTGGTCCTCTTGTTTCCCTTCATATTTTCTTTGAAAATCTTGTTTATCGCATAACAAACCTTTTAATGGATAATTTTTATTTAACAAACTAATCCGTTTAAGGACTTTTTCCCATCTAGATACGTCCCCCATTGGGCGAGATAATTCAAGATACATTGCCATACGTAAAAAGTTTGGTGGGCAATAATTAATTCCGTTTATTTTTATTGCTTTTTTTGAAACATTTTGGAACAATTTATTGTCTAATAAAGTAATATCAGCAATTGGTACAAAATTTACAAATACTTTGTATGTTCCACTATGAACTCCTGATTTTGCTTCTACTTCTTCATAACCTGCTTTATAATATATATTTGCTAAATCTCTCGCATATTCCATAGCATAAGGTGAAAAAAAATCATAATCTGGTATTTCAATATTTTTATTATAAAATCTATATTGTTCTGGTAATATATTATTTACAGCAGTTCCACCATAACATAATATTTTGTGTGTTCGTAAAAAGGTTTCTAATATTTCTATAATATTTTTAATAGTATCTGATTGGACTAATTTTTTTCCAATAATATATGTAGCATTATCTATGGCATTTCTTAATATTTTCAATTCTTTTTCTTCATATGATTCTTTCATATAATTGTATATTATATATATAATTATATATTATTAAAATTTTTAATAAATCATTAAAAATTTATTTAATATTCATGTCCTTCTGGAACGCCAGTACCGCCACTACCCATAGTAGGGAATGGACCAGCACCACTGCTTACGCCTCCATTTTGGTTACTGCCTCCAGTTTGGCTAGCACCTCCAGTTTGGCTAGCACCTCCAGTTTGGCTAGCGCCTCCACCTCCTCCTGTAATTCGACCAATTAAACCAGTAGTAATACTTGAGCTTGAATAAGTATTTAATCCAACTCCTGGTGGAGTAGCAAGAGGTGCGGCTGCTATATTTATTAATATTGGTTCTTTCATTTTCCAAGAAAATATTCCAACAAGTTCAAATTGTTTGTTATAACCAATTAAATTACTATCTAAATTTTGATGCTTCATACAAATTGCCTGACATCCATGTACAAAAGAACTAATACTATCAAAATTTTTTGTTGAATTATCTAAATTTGGTAAAACAATTGTAAATTTTCTTTTTGTATCTTCAATAAATTGTGGTGTGCCGTCTTTAGCAACTATATCATTATATCTATAAGTATTACAATACAAGCTTTTACCTTTTAAATTAATATACTTTTGTAATTTTACTAATTTAGGATTTATAATAATATTAGGTTCGGGATTAAAATCACAAATAATTATGATTTTTCTGTATAAATCTGTCATTTTTACACTTAATACAGAAGCATCTTTATAATTTGCTAATAATGAAAAATTTGAATTAATACTTCTATCTAAATATTCTTCAAATAAATCACCCATTTTTTCTAACATACTTAAATTTGTGCTCATTACTCTAAAATTTAATATTAATGGGTCATTAGCACATATAGTTTTAACTCCATCAAAAGCACTTTCCGTTATAACATTTAATACTTCGCTTAATAATAAAGCATTATATGTTTCTTTAATATAATTACTATTTGCGGTAGATGACGCAACAATAGGATCATTATTATATGAATAAATCTCAAAATCTAAAAATCTACAACCATTAGCAATACATTTTTCTAAAGCACATAAAGCAACAAAATTATTTTTATATCCATCTCCACAACAAGAATTGTATGAACTTTTAACATGATAATTAATTAATGTATTATTTGAATTATCAAAATATGGTTTAGCAGTTGATTTAATATAAGTATTATTATTAAAATAAGACTCATTTGTTAAATTTGGATAATATGTATCTAATTTGCCACATGATCTATCCTTTAATCCTAATCTATCAAAAATCCAACTAAATAAAACTACTAATAATAATGTAATAATTCCTAATGTTATTAGTAGCATTTCTTGACCATCCATTTTCTTAATTACATTGTCATATAGGTTTCTATTTGTGTCTGACTCTGACTCTGACATAATGTAATTATAATTACTATATATTATAATTACATTATAATTACATTATAAAAAATTTAAAATATATTATAACATAAATAAAATTTATAATGTTATATTAATTAATATTATGGCAGGTGGATTATTAAATTTAATAGCTCTAGGTAATCAAAATATTATTTTGACTGGTAATCCAACTAAAAGTTTTTTTAAGTCAACATATTCTAAATATACTAACTTTGGATTACAAAAATTTAGAATTGATCAAATAGGACAAACTGAATTAGATATTACAAAAATTTCAAAATTTAGTTTTAAAATTTTGCGTTACGGAGATTTGCTAATGGATATGTATTTAGTAATAAAACTACCCAAAATATGGAGTCCTGTTTTAAACTATAACAATGAATATAGACCATATGAGTTTAAATGGATTAAAAATATTGGTTGTCAAATAATTAAAGAAGTTAATATAACTATTGATGGTACAACAATACAAAAATTTAGTGGTCATTATTTACAAAATATAGTAGAGCGTGATTTTGATGCTCATAAAAAGGCAATTTTTGATAAAATGACAGGAAATATTAGCGAATTAAATGACCCAGCAAATTATAATAATAGAAACAATAATTATCCAAGTGCGTTTACGTTTAATCTTAATAATTCTACTTCTGATATTAGCGGTATTGAACCATCAATACGTGATTATAATTTGTATATACCAATAAATAGTTGGTTTTCTATGTCATCTTTAATGGCATTACCATTAATATGTTTACAATATAGTGAATTAGTTATTGATTTTACATTAAGACCTATTAATGAATTATATACAATTAAAAATGTATTATATGATAATTCTATAAATCCTATACCTTATAATAATTTTCCACAAATTCAAGCAAATCAAAACGAGTTAGTTTATCAATTTAAAAGATTTATACATCCTCCACCAATTAGAGATTTAACTTCTAATATTGATAGTTATGTAAATTTTAGAACAACTATAAATAGTAATATTCATTTAATATGTACACAATGTTTTTTAGAAGAAACAGAACGAAAACATTTTGCTAAAAATAGTCAGACCTATTTAATACGAGAAATAAATGAATATAATTTTGAAAAAGTTATAAAATCAAACAAAGTTAAAATAGAGTCAAAAGGTTTAATAAGTGGGTGGATGTGGTATTTTCAAAGAAGTGATGTTGCTTCTAGAAATGAATGGTCTAATTATACTAATTGGTTGTATGAAGACAAAATTCCAAATGACTTAGAAAAACTTAGAATTAGTAGTCAATTTAGATATTATAGTCCACAATTTAGTTATAGTAGTGATATTTCAAAAAATATTTATATAACAGGCTATAGTCCTGATGTATATTCACAAACAAATCAATGTGAAATAATGAAGAATTTTGCTATAATTTGTGATGGTAAATATAGAGAACAAGAATTTGATAGTAATATTTTTAGCAAACTAGAAAAATATAATAAATCTAATGGGGCATGTTTAAAAACAGGATTATATTGTTATAATTTTTCACTTACAACAGACCCATTTAAACAACAACCAAATGGAGCATTTAATACAAATTTATTTAAAACTATTGAATTTGAGTATAATAATTATAGTAATCCTCCTATTGATGAGATAAATTCAAATTTTACAGTTATTTGCGATGAAACAGGTTCACCTATAGGAGTATCAAGAGACCCCACTAGTATTTACAAATACTATTATAATTTATATGTAATAGAAGAAAAATATAATATATTATTATTTCAAAATGGATTTGCCGGATTAGTATATTCTAAATAAATTAATTATTAAAATAGTTTAGTTTTTCTTACTCTACGTGTTCCAAAATTATATTTTAATTTTGCCTTTTTGGCCAATTTTAGTGCTTTAGATGATTTACTACATCCATTTTCTAATATTTTATAATCTATTGCTGATGCTTTTCCTCCACTAATAGAACTGGCTAACCGCGCTAGTCCCCAACTATGACTAGTTTGGTTTGGTCTTGAACCAGATGAATAATAAGCACCTTGTCCTTTATTTACAATTTTACGCAATGAATTTATAGAACATCCTGTTTTTTTTGAGAGATTAGAATTAATTACTAATTTATCAACATTATATAATTTTTTTACATTTAATATATGTTGCGAAGGTTTGGATTTATATGATGAAATATGTTTTCGCGTAATATAACTATTTTTTTTATAAGCTTTGCGTGATTTTTTTAATTCATTTGAAATTATTTTTTTATCTTTTTTAGTTATGTGTTTAGGTAAATATTTAATTGGTACATTCATATTATTTTAATATAGTATAATAAAATATTATTTTATTACACACTATATTATTTTATTTTACTATATATAATTTAAAATAAAATATGCATGAAAAAATAATAAAATTTGAGAGAAGTAAAATAACAGGGAAAAAATATACAGCCTATGTTAAAAATAAAACAACACAGAAAATACGTAAAATACATTTTGGTGCGTCAGATTATCAACAATTTAAAGACAGAACACCTTTAAAATTATATGCTTATAAGAATCACAATGATCGCAAGCGTATGCAAAATTATTTTAACAGGCACTCTGGAACAAAAAAAAGAGG